ATCTGGCAAATTCAACAACATCTACGCTGACTCAGATTTTTACCAGCTGATTTGCCCAGTTACCAACAAAAGTTGGTGCTGACGAGCTGGCTTTATAAAACTCCGAGTCAGCGTAGATGTTGTTGAATTTGCCAGATTGTGTTGGACCCATGTCGAACCCAATCAGATAGATTGCGGCATTTCGATCTAGCGCTGCTATTGCAACAGCAGCTGGGCCAGAGCTAAATCCATAATAATCACGGGGAATTTGCAGAGCGCCCAGGGCAGGAAATGGTTTACGAGTGTACATTTTGTTGGACTGGGCATAGCCCGATTCCTGTATGCTTTTGCTGATGGGAGTGTCAGTGCTTATCAGCACATTGGGAGTGAACTCTCGATAAATTGCGTTGCAGGCATAAACTTGTCCTAACTGTTTCAAATGATCAAGATCTAGACCTTGGCGGCTGATCCCGTTGCCTAATACAAATGCTCTGCTCATAAAAAAATCCTCTCAGTATGTAGCTGAGAGGATTCAGAGCCTAAATCTATTAGGAAGTAACGTTGTCAACAATAACCACGTCCAACAAGTTCTGTTGTCCAGAAACGTTGGCCACAGCAGTTGTGCCAGACTTGATGACTGTGCCTTCGTCTGTGAAGAAGTTAGCAGCAAAACGAACATCATTGGTCACTTCAGCTTGAGTAAATCCAGAACCGCCTGCAAAGTCCAACAAGAATTTGTTGGTCAACTTGCTGATTGAAGTGGCTGTAGAATCATTGTTGGTATAGGTAATGGCCATCAAACCAGCTGTGGGTGTTTGGCCGTTTCCTATCACACAAACGCCAACAAGATTGGCTGTGCCGGAGCCGGCGCCAATACTATTAGTGCAAGTAAAGATTGTGCCTACACCGTAGTTAGTAGGGGCGCCACAGGACACCCAGTCAGTTGTGCCAACTGCGACAATTATATAAGCAAGCCCAACCACCATGTCTTCGTCATTAATAGTGGTAACATCACCAACCAGATACTTGCGGCTACCTTTTTGACGAATAATGTATCCTTGAGCAACACCAGCACTACCAGTGATGTTAACAATTACGTCAACTCGGGGATTGGTTGCGCTTGGAGTGTCAGTTGGACCAGCACCACCCACCACACCCAAATACTGAGCATCAGTCATGTTGCCAACTGAGTTTTTAACTGGATTGGTCAAGCTGCCAAAGTTAGGAAAGCCAAGATCGACGCCTACGCTGGCACCGCCATTACCGGAACCGGTAGATATTTTTTGAATTTTTAGAGGACGACCCATTTTGTTTTCTCCTTAAAGAAGTCCGATGCGAGTTCTAGTCGCTACGCTGTGGGTATTAATCTCAGCATAAAACACCGTATTGTGTTGACAAGTATTTAGCAAAAATGTAAAATGGAATGACTACAGAGTGTAAATATCACGTGAATACTACTGAACTTATTGAACAAGGCAACCAGCTTCGCGCTGAAAATCAACCTGAACGAGCATTGCAATGTTATGCACTGGCATTTGTGCAAGATCCAGAATCTAGTGCTGCATTCAACAACTACGGCAATGTCATGCGTGAAACTGGTCATCCCCGACGAGCTGTGCCATTTTTACAAGCTGCGTCAGTGTTGGCACCTGACAACATCACTGCCAAGTTTAACCTGGCTGTGTGCTATTTGTTAATGGGCGATTATGCACAAGGATGGCCGGCCTACGAAAGTCGTTGGAACTACGAGCATTTGGCCGGCACTGAACCCAAGTTTTCACAGCCGCGTTGGCGCGGCGAAGATCTCCGGGACAAAACAATCCTGGTAGTAGGAGAACAAGGACACGGCGACAACATCCAGTTTGTTCGATTTGTTTATAACTTACACGCCATGGGTGCCCGAGTCAAACTGCAAGTAACCGATGGTCTGGTGCCCATGCTGAGTCGCAGTGACATCATGCCATGGGTAGGCACCTACAACGATGATCCTGGTGAGTTTGATCTGTGGGTGCCAATCATGAGTATTCCAGGCATACTGGGAGTCACTTTAGAAAACTTACCCAAGGTACAAAGTTATCTCAATGCTGATGCTGGTGCTATGAAAGCATGGCAACAACGTCTTGGTCCAAAAAAGCGCATGCGAGTGGGTTTTTGTTGGAGCGGTCGTCGAGACTCATGGTTGAATCAACACAAGAGTGTGCCGTTTGAAACCATGCTGGAAATGATCAAAAGTAATTCACAATACGAATGGATCAACCTGCAGATTGACGCAGAACCTGCGGAAGAACAAGCATTGCTTGCTGCTGGTGTCACTTGTTATCCAGGTGGTGTGCAAAGTTTTGCAGATACTGCTGCGCTAATGATGCACCTCGATGTGGTTATCGGAGTAGACACTGCGGTGATTCATTTGGCTGGTGCTCTGGGCCGGCCTGCCTGGCTCATGCTCAATGCCTACAGCACAGACTGGCGTTGGCTGCTGGATCGAGATTCTAGTCCGTGGTATTCCAGTGCTAGACTGTTTAGACAGCCTATTCGCGGTGACTGGGCCAGTGTTACTAAAAAAATTGCTCAGTATCTAAGCTGGTACAAGATTTGACATTTGTTGCAGCAATAGTGTTCTAAATTGATCACTGTGAAAGTACTGCTTGTTTGCTTGAACTCTGGACAGTAGTCGACCATAATCTTCTAGCATGGTTCCAGATCGTAACCATGATTCAACAAAGTCCATGATCTTTTTGATACGTAAACTGTGATCTGGTTCATTGTCCCAGGTGGTCCACGGCACAACATCTGAGAACATGTCTAGACCAATATCAGTTAAAAATTGATTGATACCTACGCTGCCTATCAGGACGGGAATTTGGCAAGCCACAAACGGCTTGCAAGTTTTTTCACTGATGTAAGTTAGATCTGTTGCAGTTTCTGTTATCAAATTCACAGCGTAATTACCATACACAGCATGTCCCACGCCTATGTCATTGCGGTTGGGATCAAATTGTTCGCCAGCAATTGTCAATGGATAAGGATATGAGTATTGATCTTTTTCGTAGTATACCGGTTCAGTAAAACTAAATGCACACTGATCAATAATTCCTCGCTGATTGAATTCTGCCCATACTTGAGTTCTGTGTGGTCTTGGACGATTGTTGAGACACATTAGACCTTGAGTTTTGTTTGTGCCTGAATCAAAACAAAAGGTGTCCCACCATAATGGATTTCGCAAACTGTACATCCAAAGAAACAACGGAAAGAAAGTTGTTCCTGCTTGTGGCTTGTAAAAAAACTCAAAGTTGTTGGTCAGTACTGGGGTAAATTTCAGTGGCAAGTTGTTATCTGGAAAAGGATTGTGTGTGATATCTAAAATACGATTGTGATTGTGATGTTGCGCCAATAGCTGTTGGGTTTGTTCAACATTTTCAAAGTCATTGTCTGTCACGCACAGAGTGTTGGCTTGAAACCATTGTGTCAAGTATTGTCTGTTGGTATAAAAACGCTTGGGGTTTAAGAATTCTATCATGCAGATACTTAGCCAACAAAAAAGGGCCTTGCGGCCCTTTTTGTTCCTTCCCATCCCTGAGAAAGTTGTAGTTCTCTGATTAGGAGAAAGACAAGTTGGAAACAGCGATCTCGCCAACATAGTCACCAGCATTGCCGAAAGACGATGCAGTGTTAGTCAGTTCAATGTAACCATAACGAGTCATGAAGCTCACGACTGGTTCGAAGGTTGATGGATCCAGCACAACACCACTGCTCATCAACGGAATGTATGGGCAGTAGAATGCAGGAGCGTCAGCTTCTGAAGAACCCTTGTAACCAACCAACACTGGTGTAGTGTCGCTAGCATAAGAGTCAACGAACACACGCATAGCGCCGTTCAGTGTACCAACAAACTTGGTGTTTGTAGGTGCTTCGAATGTGCCTTCTGTAGTACGAGCAAACGCACTAGTTGTAGCACTTTGCAACACTGTTAGTGCAGCAGAGCTAACAACAGCGTAGTTACCAGCGCCACGACGTGTACGTTGGGCGATCAAGTTAGCAACACGGTTGATCAACACAGCTAGAGCAGCGTGTTCGTCACCAACAAATGTAGCAGTACCAGAAACGGTAGCTTGGTTGTATGTGAACTCAGTGGCAGCCAGTGAGCGCAGGCTCAACAGGATCTCTTGGTCAATCTCAGCTGTAATCTCTTGTGCAAGAGCAGCCATGATTTCTGCTTCAACGTCAATACCATGCATGGCTTGTGCGTCTTGTGCAGATTCAAATGTCCAACGAGCTTGCAACTTACGTGTACGAGCTTCAACGGCTTGTTTCAAGATCTGTACGGAAATTTGCTTACCGCCAGTACCTTCCATAGTAGCTGTTGCGCCACCAGTGTAGTTAGTAGCTGTGCTAGT